GTAAACGCCTTCAACGCGGCTCGAACGCGATTTGCGGCTGTTTTGTGGTCTGCGCTTGCCTTTTGATCTATAGCGAGTTGCAAGTCGGCTCGGCGGAGTTTGGCAATCGGCAAGTCCAGCTTTTCCAATAATGATTGTTCAATCTGCTTTCGCCGCTCTTCACCTGTACGCAAGTTTGACAGATGCAACTGATCGTAGAGGTTCAAGACTTGGCGGACTGATAGTGCCCGAGCCTTTGTAGCCTCTTCCTCAAGTTTCTTGGCCCTGCTGATAGCAACTCTATCAACGCCCTGCGCCGCTTCTACCTCCAACAGCAGAGCTTGCGCACGAGCTTCTGCAAGGCCGAACTCCTTTGAGTGCTTTCCCAAGGTGTGTTTCCGCTTGGGTCCGCCCTTGACTCGCTTTTCGTACATCCACACGGCTTGACCGCTGGATGATAGTCGGAACCGGAGTCCGGGCCGCTTGGTGTCCGATACCTCAATGCGTCCAGTGTCAGGCTTGTTCTTGAGCAAACTCTTTAGGACGCCCTCTGATAACTCTTGCTTCATCTGGCACCTCACATGTCACGCAACCATACTGGGGGACTCCTGGGGGACAAATTACACTGGATTTCTTTGGACCGCTAGAGACATCGGTGGACTTTCTAGCCTTAGGAGGTGTGTGGGTAAAATCCTGAAAAATATCGGATATTATTCTATCCGGATACTCCCGTAGACATCCGGGGACTTCCATGGACGATTCCTGAAAATTGACTACCTTCGGACTTCTAATCAGCAGGTTGAGGGTTCGAGTCCTTCAGGGATCGCCAAGCTTTCATTTTTTACCTTTCTTTACAGTTAGTTGGGGGGCGGTTTTGCCCAACCTAGCTTCAGGGTTGGACAAATTCTTATCGACCAATAGGGCCAAAGCTTCCGATGCCAACGTTGCGCGGTTGGCGGCCTGCACGTATCGCCGCGCCTCGTAGGGCGTTTTATGTGCAAGAAACGCCATGATCTGAAACTCAGTCGCGCCACGTTCTGCAAGGCGGGTTGCCCCAAGCTTACGGAGACCGTGCGCCCGGCACTCAGAGGGAAGGCCAGCCGCGTCACATTGATCTGCGAACCAGTTACCAAAACTCTCAACTGTATAGGGCTTGTCGTCGCCATGAGTGAAAAACAAGACCTGCTTGTGTGGCAGTTGCTGCAACTCGTGTTGCAGTTCTGGCAAGTATTCGAGTGGCAGAGATACGTCCTGCCCGGTTTTCCCGCGCCGATACCAAATGATCGGCCCTTTGATATTGGTACGACCCATTGCGCAGGCGTCCTGCCGCGCCGCGCCAGTACCAAGGATCACTTCCAGGACGAGCCGGGGCGAGGTGCCGCTACTATGATGTTCCTGATATTGCTCAACCTGTTCAGGCGTCCAAGTGTGGTGCCCTGTTGTCTTGGCGTTGTTTCGCAGCACCTTTTCCGTTGGGTGCTGTCCAGTAAACCCCAGCTTACGGGTGGCATAACGATAAATCTCACTGAGATCCTTGTGGAGTCTATCAGCGGCCCACGGGCCGCCTTTCCGGTCCATCATGTTTTCTACGTGGTAACTTTCAACATCGGAAAGCTGCGCTTCGCCGATCAGCCCTCTGATCCAGTCAAGCCGCTTGCGCTTTCCTGCGCGGGTGGAGTCTGCCAGCGACCTAAACCCCCGACTGTTCAGGTAGTGAGTGATTGCATGGTCAAAGGTTCCAGCCGCTGCAACAGAGTTGGGCTGACCTTTCGGCGAATTGATTGCGAGATCATATGCCGCGCGAAACTCGGCTGACCCATAAGCACCGGGCAGATAGATATCAACCTTTTGACCCTTCACGGTCTTGCGCAAACGCCAGCGCTTGCCGCCATGACGATCAACGGTGGGTGTGTTGCCGACGCCGGGGAAGGGGTTCTTACGCTTGCTCATCAAAGACCCAACATTTTGTCGATGCTATTCTTTGCTGTCAGGTGCGCTTCGCCCTTGGCAAACACTAAGATGCTCCCGTCAGGTTCGATGCGAAACCCACCGACCTCCATATCAGCCGCCTCCGCGCCTTTAAGTGCGCGGGTCACGTCAACTTGCTTGAAAGGGGCGGGCGTGTTTGCCATTAGGCGGTCACTTCCTCTGGATAAACATTGTCCAAAACAACATTTGGGTGGAGACCCATCTTTGAACAAATATTGTCGAACAACTTTGTTGCGTTGATCGTTATGAAATCATCTGAGTGTAAGAAGCCACGCAATTGCCCGTAGGTATCCACAGTGCTGCCGGGCATCCAGATCACCTCAAAAGTGCGTTCCTCTGAAATTCCAAAGATCGTGTACCCGTGCTGAAAATGGAACGGAAAGCCGGGCAAACGCTCTGGGAGGTCAAACGTTTGACCACCACCCCCAACGTGCGCAAAATCGGCAGCGGCCTTAAAGGCGTCCTTTGGCTGCAAACCGGTGGCAATAAGTTTGCTTGCCATAGCGATCTCGACAACATTGAAAAATGAAAAGCGGCGATGACGACCGGGGCCTTCCCCGCCGCCTTTGATTTCCCGGTGTCCGACAATCAATTTGCGTTTGATCCAATTCTGCAATGATGCGTTCGAGACGCCCGCGATCTCGCAGACCTGTTTTGCCGAATATTCCTTACCGAGAACCATTTTAGACCATCCTAGCGTTCATTTGACCCTTTGATATACAAATCCGATCTAGCGGTCAAGTGACCCTTAAGAAGATTGTTTCCCCTACGCCGCCCGCTCTTGAGCATCCATTTTGTCAAAGATGGCCTCAAGCGCATCGCCGATCCCAACAATGGCACCACGCAAATCGGCCAATTCAGTGCCGTGCTTGATAGGTTCCTGAACGAACTGCCAATTCAGAATTTGCAACGCCCGTACAAGGTTTTCTGCATAGGCAAGGCGGGTCTCTGCATCATATTCCCTCTTCATGCCACCGCCTCCTGCATGTTCACGCTATCCAGATCACGGTTGAGTTGTTCGGCCCGATCATGCGCCATCTCAACAACGGTCATGGTGTCCTGAACATTGCTGGTGAAGGCCATCGCCATCACTGTGTTGAGCAGCGTTTCAATCACAAGCGCATCATCCTGAAGCTGCTGTCTGGTCTTGGGGTGTGCGGTATCATTCGCCTGAGCGGCGTTAATGTCGGTCATGTTGTTCTCCAGTGTTTAGGTTGCTTGGGCTTCGGTGCGTTCCATCCGTTCGCGGATCGCCCGGATGATTTCGCTGTTCTGGGAGGACACGTTTGCCGCAGCCTGTGCAGCGATCCATTCCTTCAGGTCAGGTGGCAGACGTAGTTGTAACTGCTTTGTTGATCGTTTCACGCATCATTCCTCCATATCACTTTGCGACTATCGCAATATGATATCATTGCGTCAAGTGAAAAAGTGATATCAAAACGCGATAGTCTAGTTAAGGGGCAAACGATGGCTGAGCCACAAAGCAAGAAACCAGATCAGTTTATCGTCCGCTTACCCGATGGGATGCGTGATCGCATCAAGGCGGCGGCAGAGGACAACAACCGATCAATGAACGCCGAGATCGTGGCTACCCTCCAAGAGGCATATCCCACTCCAACGGACGACCCTATGTCCGCCCTAGACTTTTTCGCGTTTGTTACCCGATTGACAAAATCACCTGACCCAGCCGAGCAAAAGAAGAAGTTGATCGAGGTAAATCAAGAGATTGAGCCATTGGGTTTCCGGTTTGAGATTCCCAAATATGGACCGGGAGCGGGCGTCATAGTTGTTCCCCTCGACGAAGATTTCCGTGACAGCCTACCCAATTTCGTTGCCCGCAACATAAAAACAAACACCGAAGATCCTTCCGGCTAACTAAGCCGGGTTCGTCACGTTCTGCATCGCGCAGCTTGCGGGCGTCGTGGATTTCGTCGCGGCGCAGGCCAATGTCGGCGGCGGTAGTAACGTTGTCGGCTTCAACCTTACTCCTACCATGCCCAGCAACCTCGCCCCGATCCTGCGCAGCGTCATATTCCTCTGCCAAACGCATTTCGGCACGGGCGCGGATAACGTCGCGGGCTTCCTCGGATACCTGTTCGGCGCGGGCTGTGGCGCGATTGATATGCTGCCTTGATACCCCAGTAGCTTCGGCGGTTTCGGCGGCAAACTTTTTCTGATGTTGAGGCTTGGTGGAACTACTGGTTCCAGCAAGATCACGCATTCCCCAAAGCTCTTTCCGCTTCGCCAGATGCTCGGCCTGCTGGGTTGCGGTCAATTCAGACCGTATCAGATTTTCGTCAACTGCGGGAGTTAAGATCACGCAGTTCGGCTAAGATAGCAGCCAAGGCTAAGAAAATCAGGCAAATGGCGATCATCAGAATGTTGATGTCTAGGTCTCGCCCCGGGCCGGTATACCTGAGAGCAGTTTCGTCGCTGGCAAATAGTTTCAACGCTCCACTGAAACCGGATACAGCGAGACCGAACCAACCCAAGACCCTCAAAATCAAAACCAGCATCATCACTAACCTCTTTGTTGGCGGTCCTAATCTTAATCGCTCGTATGGCCTACATAATTGACCAGATCGGCTCTGTGAAACAAGAACTAAGCCAAGAGACAGTTGATGGGAGTGATAATTGGAGCCAGGTGTCGGAATCACTGAAAGCGCTGGCTCATAAGACTGGCTAAGAGCTTGATTGGCTCAATAGCTGAAACATTTGAAAGCTGGCGACAGCAATGTTTCCCAGATCGAAGCTATGAGAGCCAGAACGGTTAAATAAATTCCCAATCCCGGACCCAGACTTAATGTTGATGAACAGAGTGAGACGTTAGGGAAGCATATCGGCAAAGAGAGCTTCCCCATCAAAAAGGAAGCGAACATTGAGTATCATAACAGCGCTTTTCGGATCATTGTTCCTCGGGCTGCTTTTTGATGCGCTTCCCGGATCGGACGAACACGATGAGAACGCACAGGGCGATCAAAATGACGGGGAAGCACCTGCTGATCAGTTGGCGTGGACTGAAGAGATGTCACCCACGTATGTAGACGATCTTAGCGAAAGTATTGAGCAGGGCATTGCCGTCTCGGAAGAGTTTGGAAACGATCATATAGAGAGCGCTACGGGCGATTTGGCTGACCCAGAGGACACTAGTAACAGTGACCCAATACGACCTATTACAGACTATGTTGCAGCAGATGATCAGATACTAGTCGAATACGACGAAGCGAGTTTCCCGAACCCCGTTGTCACTGTCGAGACGATTACCGACGGCGACAACACACTCTCTGGAATTAGCCTGAACGGACAGGAAATCGGGAGTGTGCTGAACACCGAAGAGGGTCCGGCCTTGAGCGCTGGTGAAATCGGATTAATGCCGATGAGTACTAATCTCACAGACGGTGACGACTTCCACAACGGAACGCCTCAAGACGAGCGCATCATTGGACGGCAGGGTAATGACACAATATTTGGTGGCGGAGGTTCCGACACACTAGCTGGATGGGGCGGTGATGACGAACTTGTCTCTCACGGCAGTGGCGGCAGATTATCCGGCAACCAAGGTGACGATTACTTAGAGGCTAGGAAAACATCCTACGGTCAGTACCATCTCTATGGCGGTGATGGAGAGGACACGTTCGTGATGCATCTCGACAACGAATCTGGATGGGGACATCAAGGATTCCACGCGCACGGTGGCGATCAAGCCGACGATTTTCGATTCATTGGAGCCGAAGTCGCCAATGCCCCGTTGCTTTCCCGAATAGAGGATTTTAACGCCTCAGAAGATAGCATTTGGGTTGATGATGTGGAACTTGATCTGAATGCATTGCCTGAAGATATGCGGATCGTAAGTTACCATCAGCAGCAGTGGCTCCTAATCGGAAGCGATGTCATGATTGGTCTCGAAGGAGCACGCGCTAACGCTCCTGATGGCGTGCCAACAATGATGGGAAGTACCGAGGAAATGCACTTCCATCCATTTCCGGTCAATTTGGCCGACTTGGCAACTGTCCAATTCGAACAGCGGTGAAATCGGTTCAGAAGGACGGCTAATCCATAAACTGGTCAAATGGATTATATTCGGTTTCCTTGGCAGGGATCATAACCTTCTGCCGATCTGTAGGCGTTGCACCCAACTTGCCCACAGCCGTATTGGCGGCTGATAGCAGGGAGGACGGGACCAGCTCATTTGCATTCACCAGATCTCGGATCTGCCCGATGGCAACCGAAGCCACTTCAAGCGCCAACCGATCTTCACACTCCAGCCAGCCAAGATTGCCTGCCAGATCACGCCAGACATCCTTGCTGGTTTTGGTCATATAGGCGTGTGGATCACCTACGGGCTGACCGCTGGAGTTCGGCTCTGAACGATTGCGGTAACGCTGCGGATTCTGCTTGTCGGCTCCGGTCAGTCGGGCCTTGGCAAGTGAGTTTGGTGGTGTGGGCATCGGCTTCTCCGAATGTTTCATGTGTTGATGTGTGAAAAGAGCGGGGCGACGGGTTAACACGTAGTCATCCATAGAGATTCGCCCCCCCCTTCTCGTTCTGTGTTCAATTCAAAAATTCATCAGCGGGATCAGATGGCGCATCATCATCAAACTTGATCCGCGTCCTGTCTGTTGGGGTGCCGCCCATGCTGGACAGGCAAAGCCGCAACTGGGCAAAGACACCAATCGGACAATCCGGTTGTGTAATCAGTACAGACAGCCGTGCCGCCAATCCAAGAACACCCCGGTCAGATTGCACCAGCCAAGGCATATCTTCGGCCATTTCCAGCCATGCAGCCCGCTCCGCATCGTTCAGCCTGTCAGGGGGCGCACCAAGCGCCTGTGAGGGCGGTTCTGTGCGATCTGCAAACCGTTCGGGGTGTTGCATTGCCTGACCCGTGAGCTTTGCCACAGCCAGTGGTGTGCGCTTCCTTGGCATGATCCTAAATCCTCTGAATTGGCGTTTTGAAAGTTTGGTTCCAGCGACCGGTACCCAGTGGGGACACCTGAGAAGCCGATAGACCCCCTCCATCCATATCCATGACGGAGAGGGTCAGCACCTTGCCGGATTGAACGCCTGCGAAAGCACGGGGCAGCGCATCCGGCTTATCGTTGTCGGGCTGGTGTATCGCCCTCTTCAAAGAATGCCCCATGTGTTCTTATGCCGCCTGACCAACACCCGTGAGCGTGTAGAACGCTGCTGGGTCTTCAACTGCGATATCCGCCCGCATGTGGGCAATCATCGTGTATTGCAGGTTGCTGATGTACTTCGGTCCCTTGAACAACTCGACTTGGATGTTCGATCGGATGCCAACCAACAGGTGTGAGAAGTTACCGGCGATGATTGTACTTTCATCGGTGCCAGTGCCACCATTCACCGGGATCTGCGTGGTTGTCAGCATTGGAATGCTTGAGACCGCAGTCGGTGCCATGAGCGGCTGGCCGTCTGTTGCCGCCAGATCCACAAAGGAACCTTCATCACGCGGGTGCATGATGTACGCTGACACCGGACCACGGTTGGCCGTAAGGATGCCTGTCCGCGCCTTGCTCAGATTGGCATAGCTGGCAATCTCTGCGTCCTGCGCAAAGGTGCCGATACCGCTTGTGCCGACCACGCCCTGTGGTTCTGGTGCCGTCCCGCTGCCGATCAGTGCAACCCGATCAAGTTCCTGCGCCATCGCAGCGGCAAGGATTTGAGGCAATGCCGTTGCAAGGTTGAGGCTGTCGGCCATCAGTTCGGCAGAGATATCAACCGCGACTGCAAGGCTGCGTGGTGTCAGCACCACCGCCCCGAATGTGCCGTCACTGTTGGCAACTGCGCCTGCCTCTGCCCGCCACGCTGGCGTGGGATCAGTCAGCACCTTGGCAATGGTATTGCTGTCGCTGGTCAGTGGCACGGTACGCGCCCCGGCCTGCATCACAACACTGTTGGCCCGTGCCTTGTCGATCAGTTCCGAAGAGAGAATGTCCGGCACCGTGTAGCCGCCAGCGCTGTCTGTGGCTTCCGCCAATGCACGGCGTTCTGCATCTGTCTTGTCGTTGACCACCATGGCGCGGAGAAACTGGCCCGCGTTCATGCCCCGGATATGCTCAGGAACCTCTGCACGGGCCTGCGCCCAGGAGCGGAACGACTGGTCAGACCGCAGGGCAATGTCAGTGGTTGCTGGCAGATCACCATGTGACCCATCGGAGTGAACAATGCCGGTTGGAAGATCTGGACGCTTGTCACGCTGTGTCTTAGAGAGCGCTTCGCTGCGTGGTTCGCGACTACCTTCCTTGGTGCGCGTGTCTTTTTCAATTTCAAGCGCATCGGCAAGCGCTAGGAATGCATCCACGGTGTATTCTACGCTCTTGCGGCGATCTTCACTCGTACCATCGTTAACGGCCTCAAGTGCGCTACGGGATGCAGCCATGCCTTCTTTGGCCACTTTGGTAAGATCGCTCCACTCCATTTTGTGCGGTTCAAAGTCATTGATCGACTTGATGCTGTGGCGTCGGTGGAAGTTCAACGTTTCTTTGCGTGCTGCCGTTGCCTTTGTTTCATCTGTGATGAATGTCATTTCTGTTTTCCTTTTCGGAATGCCAGAACGCGCAAAAGAACGCCCCGGCTAGGGTTGGTTCTTTCACGCTCAGCCATCAGCATTGCGGGAAAAGGTTTGTCAGGATGCGCCATCAGCGCCGATCCGTTATCTGTAATGTTATTACATTGCGCATCGCCAGTCAACATCTACCTACCACGCCTGTGTCGGCAAGTTCCCTAACTCCAACCTTGGAAAGCGCCCGCATGATCGTGTCTGGCCCCTCCACCTCGGCTTGGAGTTGGATTGCCGCGATAAGAAAAGCTGCATTGAAGAACCGGATATCTCCGCCCTCTGCTTCCAGATCCGTTACCGCCTGCGCAAGCAGATCAGACACCCGCTGCTTTTCAATCTTCATCTTCTGCTCGTTTTTCATCTCTCTTACCTTTCAATTAGACACACCCCGGCCCCCGCTACTGTCCCCCACTACACAAGGATTGGTTCCCTGCTCGGTTTACAGTCCTACGCTTCCTGATCTGTATCCACGCGATGCCCTATGTCGGGGGCCAGCCGCTGTCCCGCTGGGTATTCTCCAGCCCCGCCCTTTGCAGCTTTGCTCCGGTGCGGCCCCCCGACGATGCGGGTGTGGGTTCTGTGTCGCGTTTCTGTGCTGGCCTAGTAGGCACCGGTTCCAACACGGAGTGGGGTAGTTCCCAGATCATCTCCCCGCCGATTTCGCTCGACGGTCAAAAGCTAGAGCGTGGCCTACGTTCTGTGATCTGCCCCGGCTGGGTATGCTCACTATGAACGCAGGCTGTTGCTTCACCCGTCACGCCACCACCGCTCAAAGGCGGCGCAACGGGTGATCAGCTTTCGATCAGTTCAAGATCGCCCCCATCATCGCTGCCTTGGGCAAACAGGTCAGAGACCAGCCCGCGCATGACAGACAGTTGTTTGTGGGAAGGCGTCCAGTTTCTGCGCCGTGACTGTTTGGAAACAGACAGCGCAAAATCCTTGGCCCATGTTTTCTCAGCATGGAGCGCAACGCTCGGCATGAAGAACAACAGACGTTCGATCTCGGCAGCGGATGCCATCTGGCGGGGGTGGAAGCTCATACGGCCACCCCACGGATCTTGAACGGGCGCTTTTGGGTGGCAGCAACCTCCCGGCCAAAATCAATGGCACTATCCCGGTCACGAAAATCGCACAGGCGGGTTTTCAGTTTCTTAGTGCCGCAGGGCGTGACCAGATAGACCGAAAACAACGGCCCTGACTTATGCACCGTGTAGTAGCTGGGCGCTGCGGTTGGGAGTTTGATGATATCGCTCATCCGAACACCTCCCCGTTCACGACACCGAACACGGCGGCAGAGGCGGTCTGGTAAGCGGTTTCATCGTCCAGAGAGACAAGGGCCGAATAGGCCAGTGCGGCCCGCTCACGCTTTGTCAGCCTCGCCAGCAGGATCAGGCTCAGACCATCCCATGCTGACGATGTGCCGAGGGTCAGCGCATAGCCTATTGCCTTGGCGACACGTTTCGCAGTAGTGTTTGCGGGTGAAATGTCGCGTTTCGCATTACCAATTGCGCCGTGTTCCCCCACCCGGGACGCGGCGTTTTCTTTTGTTTTACCGAGGTTGGACAGTGCGGAATTTTCCGCAATGATATCAATGGCGGGCGTTTGTCCGGTTGGACAATCTAACTCATTGATAGGGCAGCGGCTGTTCGCCTCCTTCAGGGATCGCCAGTTTCTTCTTGATTTAGCCGCGCAATTACCGCTCCCTTTTCCGAAGGGAGTAACGCATGGGCAATCGCGGATTTGAGCAGGCAGAGTTTGAGGCGCGTTTGGCGCGGGCGCAGGCGGCGATGGGCGCGGCGGGTCTTGACGCCTTGCTTTTGACGACCGAGACCGAGGTTCGGTATTTTACCGGCTACCTCACACGATTTTGGGAAAGTCCGACACGTCCTTGGTTCTTGGTTGTTCCCGCCAGCGGCAAGCCAGTTGCGGTGATCCCATCCATCGGGGCGGCGCTGATGGGGCAGACATGGATTGAGGATATCCGTTGCTGGAGCGCACCTGATCTGGCCGACGATGGTGTAAGCCTGCTGGGCGAGACATTGCGAGAGCTGACACCGGATCGGGGCCGTATCGGTGTGCCGGACGGGCATGAAACCCATCTGCGCATGCCTTTGGCGGATTTTCGGCGGCTTGAAACGCTGGTGGACGCGCGGCAGATCGTCGGCGATTCAGGGATCATGCGGAGCTTGCGGATGGTCAAATCGGCGGCGGAGATCGCCAAGATCGAAACCGCTTGCGCCATTGCAGGCCGCGCATTTGGGCGGGTGCCGGAAATTGCCGGTCCCGGTGTGCCATTGGACGATGTGTTCCGCCGGTTTCAAATGTTGTGTCTGGAGGAAGGGGCCGATTGGGTGCCTTATCTGGCGGGCGGGGCAGAGCAGGGCGGATATGCCGATGTGATCTCGCCTGCACGGCCTGTCCCGTTGGCGGCGGGAGACGTGTTGATGCTGGACACTGGCATGGTTTGGGACGGGTATTTTTGTGATTATGATCGCAATTGGTCGATTGGTGACGCATCATCTGCCGTGCAGACCGCCCATGCCCAATTGATCGAAGCCTCAGATGCCGCGTTTGATATTGCGCGGCCGGGCGCCACGGCGGCAGAGCTGTTTCATGCGATGAATGACGTTCTGACCCGGGGCGCAGAGGCGACGGATGCCGGGCGGCTGGGGCATGGGCTTGGTATGTCATTGACGGAATGGCCTTCCCTGATTGCGCAGGATCACACCCCACTGGAGGCCGGCATGGTTCTGACGCTGGAGCCGGGGATCGCGGTGGGGGACAAGATCATCGTGCATGAAGAAAACATCGTGATCACGGATGGTGCACCGCGTTTCATTTCACCCCGGATCGGACCGGAGATTGCCACGCTATGACCCATCTGCCCTATCGCCTTGATGCAGACGATCCAGCCGTGCCGCCGATGGGGCTGATTGTATTACAAACGGATGAGACCCTTGAAGGTGATATGCGCCACTATTTCGCGGGCGCAGCGAACCCGATTTATGTGACCCGCATTGCCAGCGCACCGGAAGTGTCTCAAGGCAGCCTTGCCGCGATGAAGGGCGGCATATCCGCCGCCGCCGATCTTTTGCCCAAGGCGCGGCCCTTTCGGGTTGTGGGCTATGGATGCACCTCCGCCAGTTCGGTTATCGGATCGCAAGCGGTGGCTGAGCAGGTGCAAAAGACCTGCAAAACGGCAGAGGTCACGAACCCACTGCGGGCGGCGGTGGCTTATGCCGCGCACAAAGGCATCTCGGGTCTGGCGTTGTTGTCCCCCTATGTCGCAGAGGTCAATGAAACCTTGCGCGGCGCCTTTGCGGCAGAAGGTATCGAGACACCGGTGTTTGGCAGTTTTGGGGTCGCCGAAGAGGAAAAAGTGGTCAGAATTTCAGCACGGTCTTTGATTGACGCGGCAATTAACCTTGGCCGAGATGATTCGGTTCAAGGCGTCTTCATGAGTTGCACAAATTTGCGAACCTTGGGCGTAATTGATGAGGTTTCTCAAATGCTTGGAAAACCTGTATTGTCCAGCAATCAGGCGCTGGCATGGCATATGGCGCAATTGAACAGCGCCAGTTGACCTGAATCCTTGGCGTCAAATCAAGTTTCTAGTTGCGTATTGGACAGGGGTCCGTTTGAATTGGGATCGTTCAAATGTGACAGCGGGATGAACCTGCTGCGGTCAGAACGGGGAAGGGAGACGACGTGAATACATCGTCAAACGACGC